CTCATGTAGTAGAACGTACCGCTCACCATGAAGCGCCGCCATCCCACTTCGTCGGCGAGCCTACCCGAGCAGACCCAAGAGCTTTCCAGTTTCGTGACTGGTCTTCCGTCAACAATGCTGTAGTTCCCTCGGCTGAACTCGAATTTGTTGGCGGCATCAGATCGCCCCTCTGAGTTGGGCAGATTCTTGAACTGTTGGAGAAGATCGTCGTTAGTCGGAGCCTGTTTGTTGTCTTTGTTCTGAGCGTCCCGAGCTTCCTTCGTGCTGGGAGTACTGGCCAGGGCACTCGTCGTACCTTTGTCTACACCCCAGGCAGCTACCGTTCGCATTGCTTCTTCGCGGAACCTGCGCCAGATCGGAATGATTCGATCCTCTTGATTGCCGGCGACCTGCGCCTCCAGAGCGACGAACTCCGGCTGAATGGCGGGGTTCTTCTTGAAGGCAGCGATGGCTCCATCGAAGAACTTGTTAGATGCGTACTCGATATTCTGAACTTCCTCGAACGATCCCCACCATCTATGACCGTCCTTGTGATACCTCTGCTGAAAGATCCCGGCAGAGAGACCATCGCCCGAGTAGTTCAGATTGCGCGCGCTCGACTCTTCGTTGATCACTTCGATGGCTGCTACCATACATACCCACGGTGCTCCCCGGCTAGCTCCCACCCGGAGCACTCTGTCGGTATTGGCTAGCTGTTCAGGAGTAGCTACACGACTCTTGACGGTGATGTCCCGGAGCTTCGCCACGCCGCCGGTGGGGAGCCAGGGCGCAAACCCCGGATCCCTCGCCCATTGTACCTCGCCTTGCCCAGGAGCAGATCCTGTCGTCAATATCGGCTTCGGCTGAACCTTGTCAATCTCTGGGCAGACGAACGGGATCTTGAACTCTTTCACCTCGTCAATCATTCTCTTGATGAACCGGGCTCGACTGATCGAGTTACGAGCCACTTTGATGAAGCTCATGTAGGTTCGGAGGATCGCCACCTCACGATCCTCGAAGGTCAAGGTGAGCTGATCGCCAGTCTTCTCTACTCCCATTAACCGGAACCAGAGACCGTCAATATGGATGTCACATCCCTTCGCTAGTCTGCCCGAGCGTAGGATGGTGCGGTCTCTGTCGTACAACGTAATGGTAACGGTGCTAGCTCCCTCGATTGTTCTGCTGATCTCTCCGTCGGTAACGGACTCAACAATGCTCGTCGAGGCAGATCCCTTTAGCGCCAAGTTGAGACTACTCAACTCGAGATCGTTCATCAACAGCTGAGTCTGATTGAGTAGACTCGACAGCTGAAGTTTACCAGCAGCTTTGGTAGCGGAGGTCACTTTGGAATCCTTAGTCTGTCGCCAACTTTGATGGTCTTCGGATCGCGGATCTTATTCAGCTTGGCAATCTCCGTCCACCTCTTGTAGTCTTTGAGTCTCATCAGTGCGATATACTGAAGAGTGTCACCTTGCTTCACAACCCAAGGAGTAGGAATGCCGCTTGTACCGGACTTGCTCCCTACAACTGCGGCTTTGCTCCTCGCCCGCGAGGCGGCAGTCCCCTGCTGAACTCTATCGTCGGCGACGTACCTCAAGAGAGATATAGTCGCATACTGACGGATCCTCTGCCCTGTCGTGCTGTAGAATGTATCGTCCCAAGAGATCGCGTTGATGACCCAGGTCAAGTCGCTATGTGGAACAGATCCATCGATTGTGACGATGGGAGGCTCGTCGAGAATCTGCGGCGGTCGTGCCATCCTCTCCAGAGCGGTGCATCGAGCTTCGACGGAAGCGTTGTTTATGTATCCGTCGAGAAGGATGGGAAGGTCCATCGTGAAGGGCTCGTGTCCCTGCCAAGAAGTAATCGCTTGCCGGCGCGGGCGAGGTACCGTTGTCCAGCCGCCGTAACCTCCGGTGACTTTGGGAGGGGTGAGGCCCAGCCATGCCGTGACGACTAGAGTCGGACGAGCACTCCGAATAGTCACTTGTCTTTTGTCTGGTTCTTTGGTACTCATCGCAGGGCTTCCCTCTTATTGCGGTGCTCTGACACGGCCTCAGCTATCGCCTTGCCCTTCAATTCGACACGAGTGTGAACTACGGTGGTGTCACTCCTACCTAGCGCAACCTTGCTGGTGTCCATCGGATTCACATTGGTAGCTCTAGCCCCTATCCCTCCGCCAAATCCGAACCGAGATTGAGCAGAACCCGGCGGCGGTCGTCCGACTGTTTTGTTGGTCTCCTCACCGTTGCCGATCCCCAGCCAACCAAACAGATGATCCTTGATCCAATTGTATACCTTCTTAGCTTCGTTCCAAAGACCTGTTACCTTTCCCCAGATCTTGCCGACGAGGAACCCTATCGCCGTAGCAATCAAGAAGAATGGCCCAAGGATAATCGCCCCTAGCAGGAACCAGTGATCCTTGATGAAGTGGAACGTCGCGTCCACCTTGTCGTGGAACCACTTCCACTTGAAGTAGAGAACCGTCAGAGCAATCACGAGAAGGATCGCCCAGCCAATGGGGTTGGTGAGCAAGAACATCACCATCGCTCGAACCGCTCCCCAAACGGCTAGCGCATACAACTTCATTCCGGTCGCCGCCGCGAGCAGCTGGACTCGTAGCATCATGAAGAACCTCTGCGTCCTGCCGATCCGAGCCGGGCTGATGAACTGACCGTTGGCTGCCTGCGCCATCTTCGTCCAGATAATGAACGCTCGATACCGACCTATCAGGAATGTGACGCTACTTGCTACCGCCCTATAGACCGCTCTGAGCTTTACGAACTCTGCGCCCTGCATGAAAGCCCTGGTCTTGGTAACGAGAAGATACAACATTAGAATTTTCAAAGCGTTGGAGAAGAGCGTAGTATGGTCCGCCATAATCTTCAAGATAACGCGCAACACCACAAACACCGGGATCAGCAAGACACCGATAACTTGCGCAGTATTTTTGAAAGCTGGCCATAGCTCTTTCTGTACGATGATCCAAAGATCGTGCCCCATTGCCGCCAGCTGAGTCCAGATACGAACGATCTTGCCGCCCTGGTTGAGGGTGTCGTCCATCGCTCTGATCATTCCCATCCAACCGCCAGCTTTGAAGCCCGCCTGCATGGTTTGGGATAGCTCGACGACAACCGGCAAGTAATCCTTCTCCAACTTCTCGAATAGCGGCAGAGTCATCTGACCAAAGAGCTTCTGCGCGTAGTCGTGGAGAGTGCTCAGCTGACCTCGGAATGTTTTGCCCTGAGCTTCGGCGAGACCGGCGAACCCTCCCGCCATCGGATCGCGCTCCAACCCTCGCAGGATCGCCTCGATACCTAGGCGCGAGGGAATGTGAAGAGCCCCGATGTTGGCCATCTGCTTAGGCGTCAACTGGAACGCCTCTTGGAGATACTTACGAGCGTTGATACCGACTTCGCCCAGCTGGCGTAGCTCGCCACCGAGGATACGACCGTTGGTCATCATCTGCCCGAATGCGAGGGACATTCGGTCGATCCCCTCTTGCCCGATGCCGAGACCGGCAGACGCATCGCCAATGTCCTTCATCGTTCGGTATGCCTCGTCTGCGGAGAAGCCGAATGCTAGGAGCTTCTTGGTGCCTTCTGTCAACCCCTGGAACTCGAAGGGTGTACGGGCAGCGAGTTCATACAACCTGTCGAGATAGTCGTTTGCCTTTTGGCTGTCTCCGAGGAAGTGGGTGAACGCTACCCGGTTCTGTTCCATCGACGAGTTGAACTTGAGACCGAATCCTACCGCCGCCACTCCTGCCGCTCCGATTGCTAGAGTCGCACCGTACGTAACTCGTCGCAAAGTGAACAGAGTCTGCATCCACAACCAATGCTTGACCGAAGCTCGATGAGTAGCGAGCGCGTTCGCGTTGGTGGCGGCAGTGAGACCTGCGGTAGCTGCCTGCGTCGCTCTCAGGCCAGCGATGGTCTGATACTGGCCTGAGAGTTGCATGCGAACGTTGATCCACTGCGTTGGCATTACTTGACCGCGCTCCAGACAGCGTTAGCGATTAGGTTGGCCTGGTTTTCTTGAAGATCAATCAAGGCATCCAGGTACTCTTTTGCAATAGCACTCATCAACGCGATCTCCAACTCGTCGTTCGACTCCATGAACCGCATCGGATCCATGCCGGCGAGAGAGATATACGCTGCTGCCTTGATCGGATCACGGTCTACATTCCCCCCAGGCCATCATCCAGGTCTACACTCCGGTCGCTCATCCACCGTTGGAGGTTCATAGCATGCTGGATGATCGCGTAGGGATTTCTGCCGAAAACCTCGTACACGACTTGTCTCGCCGTCTCTACGCCTTCAATGCCAAGATAATCGGCGAGCCGAGTATCGTAGGTCATCGGAATGTCTGGGTCGAGGGGAATCAACTCGTCCTCGTTCTCCAGTCGAGCGTAGAGACCTGCGCAGCACTCTATGATCGAATCGACCGATCCCCAGAGAGTCCTGTCGATGTTCTCTTTGAACTCCTGACGAACTTTGATGCCCATCTTCCCAAGTACGTGAGGATCGAGGAAGTGATACTTGGCAACCAGTTCCGGATCTTTGTACTCCGGCAAAGCTAGGACTAGCTCTTGTATCGTCAGGTTCTCGTCCCTTTGGCGCCGGAGTCTTTCCTTCAAAGACTCCGGCGCATCCAGAATCGACGAGCCAGCCTCGTCAATATCCGTTGGGACAATAGGTCGTTCGGTGATATCCATATCTGCTCCCTTGTCTTGCATTATACGACCGGGTATCCTTCGACGGTCATCTCGAGTTCAAGCAATGCAGCATCGTTGCTCTCCGAGTCGTGCTCCGGAGCGGTGACCCTCTTGAGGGTACCACGCCAAACGATAGGAGAACCGAACGGCTGCTTGTTCATGTCGAGAGGGATCTGCTGAACTGACATCGCAGCTTTTCCGACCTTGTTGAAGAGATCGTTGATCACCAAGTGATCTCTCTCGTGCCTATAGAGACGAGACACGACGATGTTCTCTACCGTCTTGCGTCCTCCCAGGCTTACCGGCGGCTCCATGTTGCCGGGATAATACTTGGTCTCTTCGGAATCGACCTGACCGCCGGTCTTCTTGTCCCAGATGTGGTCGGTCCAGTTCATTCCCTCGATGAACACTGAGACCTTGAATGTGTCTTTACGAGTTGGACCTGCCATTATGCCACCGCTTCCGTGATCGACCTCTTGACGAGTTCCAACTGAACGAGTTCAGCGAACGGACTCATCCTGACTGACACGACGGCATGGATCTCACCATTCTGGATCGTAGTCGGAGTGTTGACCTGATCTCCGACGTTGATGTCGAACGAATCCGAAGGGTTTGCTCCGTACAGCTGACCTGAGGACCAGATCGGAAGAAGCTCTGCCTTGATTGCTCCCCCGAACTCTGACAACGTGGTCTTCTGCCCGTCGATGACGCTGAACAGGAACGACTCCAACACCGGGTTGAGCTTCCCGATGATGTACATCCCGAGGCGCCAGTTGCTGTACTGAATCCAGTTGGGGTCGATGACCGGATCGGCGAGAGACCGCCAACCGTATACGCGGACACCACCATACTTCATGATGACTGCGTTGAACCCAGCCGCATTCAGGTCTTGCCGGTCTACGTCCGTCCAAGCTGCCTGGCTCAGGCTTAGACCGTACTGAGACCTGCCCCTGTCGCCGGCAGCCGGGCTGCCCGCTCCGTTGGCAGGATCGTTTCGAGCGATCAGACCGGCGACGACTGGCGACGGCGGAACCGTCCTGGTCGTGCCGGCGGTGATGCCGGGGATAAGCACCCAAGGACCAAACAGGGCTCCACGACGACCATTTGTCCGCGCGCTTGAGCAAGCCGTGAGGAGAGTCGCCTTGGTTGCCGTGTCGGCCGCGTCGAGAAGTGCGGCCCGGTTGTTCAATGCTCCGTGCGCGAGCACATCAGCATATCCTTGCGTTGTCGTACGTCCAGGATGACTGACCTGCCCAGGGCCGAGATCCGCAGAGAACTTGTCCAGCGCGAGCTTCCAATGCGCCTCTGTGATGCTTGCATTGTCGTCCGCACCAGCCGTAAGAGCCGTCGCAGCAATCAGCGCCGGGTTCAGAGCCGTAGCTCCGAGAGCGACGTTGACGTAGTTGCTGTATTGTGCCCACGCGATTGCCGCCGCCTGGTTCGCGAGATCCGACGACGTTTCCAGGATACCGTCGGCGACGGTGCTGACCTGGAGCTTGAACCCCGTGACATCCGGAGCGATGACGGCGATCCGAAGAGCATTGCCCCAGACGCCGGTGTTCTTCGCCGTAACGACGAGAGAGATGCCGGCAGAACCATCGAGCAGGTTCTTGGTGGCGATGGCCGAAGCCGGACCAACCACTCTGCTGACGATTGCCTTCGATCCGCCCTCGTGGAAGTACGTATCGAGAACGTCGTACAAGATCCCCGAAGAGACACGAATGCCGTACAGACGAGCATAATCCGTCATGCTCTGAACTTCTGTCGGTACTGTTGGTCCCTTTTCCGAGATCCCGGTCACGAACCAGACGCTGGTGTCGGTTGGTGCCGAACGCGGCGGCTGGGTCTCCCGGATAGTGATGCCAATGCCGGGACGTGCCATCAGTTGTTGCCTCCTTCCTTATCCTTCGGTTGTTCTGCCGTGATGAGCACGCCCTCGTCGATCAGGCGCTTGTTGTGGGGATCTGACAACTCTTCCTTCGTCAGAGAGACAACTTCCCCCGGAGCGAGCGTCCTTCCATCGGAGAGATCCTCCACATGATTACTCGCAGACTTGTATGTACTACCTGCCATTGCTACCCTCCTAGTCAACTTGGAATGGAAGGAGCCGAGATGCTCCAACAGAGAACTCTTTTTTCAGAATGATCGAACCGCTCGTGATGTTGGGCCACAAGGATCCTGGAGCGTTCTCCGGGTCTGGCTCCAAAGGACCAGTGAACCTCGTCACGATGTCGTCGATCAATACCATGCCCACCCACTGAGAAGCCCGGATGGTTCGTTCTTGGTTCTCAATCGGGATATCGTCATAACTCTCGTCCATCCATTCGATGGCGCTCGCGATCCCTCCGAGATCCGATTGCTGCAACATTATGCCACGAATTGCCGCCGCGTAAATCTTGGATAGGTGATTGGTGTCCTCCTCGGTCTTGGCGCTACAGAGCAAGCCGACTCCCAAAGAGAACCAGCCACTGTATGTCCCGTTGCCTTCTGCCTCGGGACGGTCAACGATGCCGGGGCTTATCACTACGCAAATCGGCATCTGGTCTTCTGGGAAGGTAGTAAACTCGTTGCGGGTCGTATACGTCCTAGGCCGAGGGATCAAACCTCTCGTCAATCCCGACTGCCGCTCGATCTCCTGGAGGTACGTCGGCATCCAAATCTTCAAAGTCTCCAAAGTCTTAAGCTCAAGGTCATGAGCGACAAAGAGGTTTTTGAAGACATCATTGGCTGTACTAGGCACGACGACCACCACCCTCAAAGGCTCGCATCAGACCATCCCCCACCATCTTTGTCCATCTAGCATGGTCTTGCGGATAGAATTTGATGAACTCACGCTTGGGATTGTGACCCCTGCCCTCCTGGTGATAGACCGCGTAGGGGAGGGTAGAGTCTAGCGTAATCTCGGAGCGAGTGACCTTCAGGTGCTGATGGGG